TACCCGTGCCGTCAGCAACCGCCGCGCTCGGGTTTCTACAGCAGAACGGAATCCTTAGTCCGTTTACAGAAAACGATCCTCTGGATATTCGAGAGTAACATGCACGAAGAAGCTAGGCCGGCTGATTTGTTTTACGCCGTCGTGCTGCATGCGGACGGCACATTTGCTACAGAGCAGTTCGACGATGTAGAACAACTCGCTGCGCGCTTGAAAGCGCTTATTGATCGTGACGTGTCGGTGTCTTGCTTCACAGGCGCGCGGCTGCATGTCTCAAAGCCTCCGATGCGATATCTCATAACGCCGTCGGGCAACGTGCCGTTATTCGACACCAACCCGCCCATCGAGCCAGATGACACGGGTTATCTGGGGTTTGATCCTGCGCATCTTGAAGAGCCGCCGCAGCTAGCCGTGCCGCCCGTCGGCCGACCGACACCGGCGACAGATGAGTTTTTCTCAGACGATGACGGTGACGCCATCAATCTTTTTGACAACGCGCTACCCGATCCTGACAGCTAAACTATAGGCAATAACGCGGCATATTTAATACCCCGCTGTTTTCTTTTCGCGGGTAGAGAAAGGGAACGTATGCGTGTTGTTACATTTCGTGGGTCCGCGGTCAAGCGGCAGCGAAAGATCGCCGATGACAAAATTCTCCTAGTGTTTTATTCGAGGCCGCCTGTAGTAGTCACCGCGGCCGAGTGGGAAGCTGGTAAAGAAAATCTCTATTACGACGCTAACGTAAAGCGTCGCGATGTCGTACGCAGTTTCTAAGGACATGCCCATGTCGACAGCAGCAGAACAACTTAATACGCAAGTGGGCGACAAGGTCGCCGCAATCATCGCTCAGCAGCAGCGTCTGCTAAAGCGGTTCTACGACGTCTCTCATTACTTGAGCGGCGTTTGTGCTGGGCTGTACATGCCCGGCGTAGACCAAACTTTCGACAACCCGATTCGGAGTCTTAGCGGTTATCGTCGTCCGCCGCTACTGACGCTTGAGGTCCGAGACGAAAGCCTGACTTTTTCTGGCGCCATCAGCCGTCGACGTAAAAACAAGATGGTCTACTCGATCATCTTCAGTTACGACGTTTCGATGGTGTACACGCCCCGCGGCGGCGGTAAAACGCTGGCCGCAAACAACATCGTGCTCGCCCGCCGCGCAAACGAGATGTTGGCCGCTATCGTGGCCTACGGTCGTCGTGCGTCTTTTGGTCTGCATGAGGATTTGCAGCCGCTCCGGTTTCCAACTGTAGTGCGCAATAACGGCCGCATTGTCGCCGAGGATTATTCGCCTGTGCTTGGCCTTGAGGTTGAGAACCCGGCGAAGGACTTGGACGTTGTCGACGTCAGTTTGCCTAACCCGGCAGAAAAGATTTTGGCTCGCCGCGGAATTGATTATCCGCTCGGCGTCGGCCAGCCCGAACTTGAAGACATGGTCTTCGAGTTCAAGGCTGCCGTGCCAGACTTTGATGTCGATTGGTCGACAGCTGTAGACGCGCTGCTGTTTCGCAAACCACGGTTTTCTGTTAAGCTCCCGCTCGCCGAGGCAGCGCTTTACGCGCCCGAAGCTGCGGTACACGCTATGCGAGAAAACTTGTACAAGCGGTATCGTTGGGAGGCGTCTTTTAACGACCTGCTTGTGGCCGCGAAAAATTCTCAAAACCCGCTGCGCATTAGCCGACTGTCCGCGATGCAGTTATTCCCTGTGGAGACTGCGCAGGACCTGTCGGAGGATTATGGCGGTACGGTGTTAACACCGAACAACTGGGCCCCGGCAAGTACCCGCCCGGCCGTGGTGCAAGAACCCGCATAACACGATGCGATTCTTCCTCAAACCTGACAAACCAGTGTTGAACTGGCTGCTCGACCAAGACGTCGAGCCGCACGTTATACCCGTCTTTCCTAAAGACGAAAAATCAGGTTTGGTGGTGGCCCATCTTCTTTCTGGCGGGGTTGTCGCCGAAGTGATACCGACCGTAGAGCACGTTGAGACGGCTTGCGGCAGCGGCATCCCACTTGGCAGGTTGTATTTTCAGATTCCTCGAAATCTGTTATACAGCGTGTGCGACACCCTCGGCCCGAAGGATTTTCTGGGGGGAAGCGCTACGTAGCGCTCCCCCCTTTTTTTAGCTATCAGAGGTTTTTATGCCTACGTATCAGGACCCCGCAAGTGTGCAGTTAGAAAGCGGGCGCACCATGGCTGACGCTATCCGCCGCGGCCCATACGGTCTGCGCGGCGTGGTGGTCGGCAAGGCTACTGCCGGCGGGACGCCTGTAAACTACGATCCACACGACATGTCTAAAGTGCGTATTAACATTATTGACCCTGACGGTAAAAATGTTAATGCGCTTGGTTTCGATCAGATGCCGCAGGATAAAGTAAACGCTGCGATCGCCGCCGCCGAGCAACAATTACCCGGAGACGATATTGATACTATAAGGGAGCGCGCCGCTATGGTGTTTGAGGAGTTGGCAAAGCTGAATAAATCTGTCGTGCAAAAGCCGGCTGCCGCGCGCAACGCCCCGCCGGTCATCGAAGAAGACTACGACGAGATAGAAATTGTCGACGAATTGCGCGAAGAGATTTCCCGGCCTATTCCGCCCCCCGTACCGCCGATTGAAAAGATAGATCGCGGCTACAGTCCTATGGCCGCTTTTGGCCTCAAGAAGAAAACGGCGGCGGCCCAGCAGAGTTCAAACGGCCATACGACTAACGGCGCCCGTGTTGGTCCGCCGCAAAAGCTTGTCTATTTTGAAAAAGAAGGCATTGGCACGGTTCCGGCGTTTTTTCACGACATTATCATTTCTACCGCTCCCGCTGACGACGAGGCTATCGAAGAAAACGGGTTTATGGTGTTAATATACGATCTGCGTTTTGAACAGAACGCGGCCCGCTGGTTTCCGCCGTCAAACGATCCATATCAACGGCCGTGGGCTGTGCAAATTAGCGAAGATTCTAAGCTGTACCTTGTGCATACCACAGGTTTTCAGTATGTTTATGATAACCGCGAATACTGCGTACTGCTGGTAGAGCGCGCCGTGATGTCTACCGGAATGTAAAAAATGGAAAAGCGTGGCGAAATTCGTGCTGGGTTAACAAATCCGGAACACGAGCCTGAAAAAAAAGCAGCCGACAACAAGCTTAAAAAACCTACTGTCGCGGAGTTAGATAACGACTTCCGCAAATTAGCTGCTGAATCCGCCCATAACGCCGCTAAATAACGAGGTGCGTGGTGTCGCTTACTCCAACCTCACAACTCGGCTACAACTCGCTGGGCAAAGGCGTTCATTCTGACGAGCGCTTTCCGGACCCTTTCTGCGACATAGCCAGCCTGTCTATGCCGGAAAGTATTCAGACAGCTTTACGCTGGACTGAGTATGTCATGAACGCCAACGGCCCGTACCGGCAAGCCGTTGACCGCGTGGTGTCGTACTTTATTACTGATGTCGAAATTTACGATATCGGTGAGAATACCACAGGGCGCGAAGAGAAAGAAAAGTTTCAGGTCTTTCTTGAAGACACTCTCAGCATCAAAAACGTCCTGCACACGATCGGGCTGGACTACATGTCCTATGGTAATTCGTTTACCAGCCTGCTTGTTCCGTTTCGCCGGTATCTGTCGTGCAAGTCCTGCGGCCTCGAAATGCCGCTAGACAAAGTTTACAACTCTGAACAGTGCGCGTTTAAGTGGCAAGACTTTCAGTTTCACGCTACCTGCCCGAAGTGCAAGCGAACTGGAGAGTGGCGCCATATCGACCGGCGATCCGGCGACACCGACAACATGCACGTGAAACGCTGGAGTCCGCACGAGATCGACATTCTTTGGGACCCGTACACCGACGACTGCTCCTACGTCTGGAAGATTCCGCAGGACTACCGAGCGCTGATCAAGCAGGGGCACTTGCATCATCTTGAGCGCGCCAGTTGGGAAGTGATTCAGGCGATCAAAAACGAACAGAACTTGATGTTTGACAAGGGCGTGATTTACCATCTGAAAGAAGACGCCCTCGCCGGTATGCGTAATCGCGGTTGGGGTATCTCTCGCGTGCTGACGAATTTCCGGCAGGCGTGGTACTATCAGATTCTGCATCGCTATAACGAGGCGATTGCGCTGGATTACGTGATTCCGTTCCGCGTAATTACACCGGCGCCGCGCGGTGGCGATGCTCAGTCTTCCGACCCCGTGCACACGATTAATTTGTCTAATTTTACGGCGCGGGTGCAGTCTATGCTTCGCGCCCGTAGGACAGATCCTGCTCGTTGGAATGTGCTGCCTTTTCCTGTGAACTATCAGGCGCTTGGCGGCGACGCCACGCAGCTAGCGCCCAAAGACTTGCTGGATCAGGGGCTTGAAACGCTGCTCAAGTGCATTGGCATGCCGGTTGAGCTTTTCAATGGCACGCTGTCGTTCCAAGCTGCGCCGGCAGCGCTGCGCTTGTTTGAAGCGAACTGGAGCCATTTACCGCACAACATGAATCGGTTTTTGACTGACCTATCCGGCCACGTCGCCAATGTGATGTCGTGGGAGCCGGTAGGTGCCAAGCTCGTTCGCGTTACTCACGCGGACGACCTCAACCGTCAGATGGCCAAGCTGCAACTAATGCAGGGCCAGATGATCAGCAAGACTACGGGTCTTAAGAGCGTCGGCATCGACTATGAGGACGAGACTAAGCGCATGCTCGAAGAAGAGCGCATTTACGCCGACGAGCAAGAGCGCATGCAAAAGGAGATGGAGCAGTCGCAGCAGATGAAGGATTTGTCGCAGTCTGCAGAAATGATGGGCGGCGTAGGTCAAGCTGGTGCCGGTGCGACAGGCATGCCGCCGCAGCAAGGCGGCGCGCCTGTACCAGCCGCTGGCGGCGCGCCTATGGGTCCTGGGCAGCCGTCTGCTGTTGATCACTTCTTGATGCAGCGACAGAACTCCGGCAGTATTCCACGTACGCCCGAAGATCTGCAGCAGCAGGCGCAACTTATTGCTAACCAGTTGCTCTCTATGCCTGAGACACAGAAAGACTCGGAGCTTATTAAGCTCAAGCGCGGCGACGCGACGATGCACGCGCTGGTGACAAGTATTATTGACGACATTCGGCAACAAGCTCGTTCTCAGGGCGGCGCTATGGTGATGGCGCAGCAGTACGGACAACCCGCGCCAGCCGGTATGTGAACAATGAGCATCGGCATCTACACGCACTACGCCCTGTGCGACCAGACTTATTTTGCCGTTCGGCTGGCGGACTTTTTACGCACCCGCGGGGTAGATGTATCTATCTATGCCGATAACCAGCCGGCAAAGCTAAAGTGCCGCTACGACAACGTTGTTGCGCACAAAACAAAACAAACGTTTACTGCGTGGGCTAAGAGCAAAACGTCTATTGTGTGGACGCACATCCCCCGCATCGAGCAGGTTAACTACGCAAAACGCAATAAAGTTTTAACGGTTTTAGCGCCTATGTGGCAGGAGTTAAATCCGCCGTTTCGCAAAACGGCTAAGCAAGCCGATCATGTTATTGCGATGTCGACCGAATGCCGCGAGTTGTTTTATGGTGTGTACAAATTTCGCAACACCACGCTTGTTCCTTTTGATGCCGGGTTGCCCGTAACCAAAAAAGAGGGCAATATAAATCACCGGCACATTAAACTTTTGTTGCCGTGGTTTGACCGAAACGCTCGTTGCACCCAGAGCGTATTTCTGGATCACTTAGAAAACCTTATCACGCACATGCCGGAAGCGCATTTAACGGTATGTATTTCTTCTAGCAAATTTTCTCCTGCGGTTGCCAAGTTTTTTCAACGGCTCGGCCAGAAAACTAAACGAGTTAAAGTTTTGCGCGGCGTACCTTTTTCTAGGCGGCCGGCCATATTCGCCGAACATGATTTAACTGTGTTTCCCGCTGAGTGCGATAACTTTGGCGCCTGCAATTTAATGTCTATTAATTGCGGAACGCCAGTACTTACTTTTGCTGTATCGCCCCAGACTGATTTCGTATATCCTGACGCAAACGGCGCGCTGGTAAAGACCAAAATCGACTTTGACGAAAACGGTGTACCCCATGCCGCGCCGGACTACGACCGATTTGCAAAAGTACTACAGACGCTTATCGCCGAGCCTTGGCACATTGACAACATGAACAAAAAAATCAACTATAACCTCAACTCACGCCGCAAATCATTTGAGCTAGGATGGCAATCAATTTTACGGCTTGTTTAAAAGTTGGGGTGCACGGAGGCACCCATGAAAAAGACGGACGAGTTATCGCTGGAAAAAACAATTCAATTTGCTGCGCAGTGCTACGCCTCAAAAACGACTTTATCGGGCGAAGGTTTGGTTGCGCACTCCAAACAAGTGGCCCGGCACGCCGAAAAAATAGCCGCAGAGTTGTATCAGGACATGCGCGCCGACTATATGCCGGACGATACAAAAGACAGCATCACAGCAATTGTGCACTGTGGCCTACTGCACGACGTATTAAATGTTAGCGCTTGCGCATTCGAGAGCGTGGCCGAAGTTGCAAATGTACAAATCGCCGCCATGGTAGCCGCTATTAGTCGTGATTTTCGGCTTGTTGAAACGAAGCGCGACATGGAGTTTCGCGGGCGGCTAAGCCAAAGTCCTGTTGGCGCGCAAATTGTCGCGGTTGCTGACATCATTTGTACCGCCAAAGATTTATCCTCCTTGGTCGATTCCTCTGGTTTAACCTTTGCGCCGCGTATCAAAAAAACACTTGCGCAGCTAGACGGAGATCTATTAGCCGTCCACGCCGCAAACAAATACTATATTTTGCGGCTATATGCGCACGCTGCCCGGAACCTTTTGATCGAGGTCAGTCAGAAGCTGAAAACGCACAAGCAGCAAGCCCGACTCGAAAAATTAGCGTTGCAAAATACCAAAACGTTGAGAGAATCTATTGCCGCTTCTAAAAAGTCGCGTAAGCAAAAGACGCCAAAAACTGAGGTGCGTTATGCAAGTAAACGAAATGTTCAAAAAGATTCTGAGTGACTTCCAAGCAGCCGACCCGCACGACTCGCGTGACGGCGGTATCTTGCGCGCCTTCTGCGAATATGCTACGAAATGGCTCAATGATTCCGGGTTGATTGGGGTCGGGCACACAACCAATGGCATGTCTCTTCGCTTTGCGGACGGGAGCGAATATCTACTGACAGTCGCGCCGCCTACTGAAGTGCCCGTCGCAAGCATGCCTGCTTTTTCTATCACTGGCAACAATGGCGGTAGCGTGCGATCTTCGGGTGCGGTTCAAGACGCGTCTGTGCGAATTATGGGCAACTAGTAATTGGAGGGCTCTGTGTTTATCTGCTTTGAGGGTATTGATGGGGCCGGCAAAACCACGCAGGCTCGTATGCTCTTTCAGGCGCTTAAAGATGCCGAGGTAAAAACAGAACTGGTAGCCGACCCCGGAACTACAAAAATAGGCACCGCTATTCGCCAGATTCTGCTCGACAACGACGGGCCGATTACGCCGTTTGCGCAAATGCTTCTTTTCTCTGCCGCCCGTGCTGAACTCGCGTCTTACATGGAACCGAAGTTGCATAATCACGTCATTATTTGCGACCGCTGGCTGCTATCGACGCTTGTGTATCAGGGCACGCTGAACGACATTGAGCCGACCCTGATTGTCGATATTTTTGACTGGACGACCGGCATAAACCCGGATATCTGCTTTCTGTTAGATATTTCGCCGACAGACGCCAAAAAGCGCATGGGCAAGCCTCGGGACCGGTATGAGCGCCGGTGCATGGCCGACCGCAAGAAAATGCGCGACGCTTATCTTACATACGCAGGCGACGACTTCGCTCAAGTTACGCACGTTATCGACGCAACTTCGGCGCCGAACACAACACACCGGCAGATAATGAAAATTGTGTCTGCCGCGTTGAAGGGGTCTAAAACCTGTATGCCAAAGAGAAGGGATTCTAAAAATGGCAGTAATGGTCGCGCCGGAGATCGCCGCTCAAAACCTAGAGCGTGAATCCGAGATTTTTGTATCTAAATCCGAGGCGCGCCGAATTGAGCGGCAGCTACTCGTAAGTCCCCCGCACCGCACTGTAAATCAGTCGTTGCGCAAGATTTGTTTTATGCTGCATGCTTTAGCTCAGAAGCATGTGTCAAAAACAGCCGGGGCGTTCGAGGATTATTCAACTTTTGTGCACTGCACAAAATTGTTGCAAGATATGGGCCTAAAGCCCGAAATTTCCTCGCAAATGGACGCGGCGGTTTCCAGCGTCGGCACAGATGTCATTAAAAGCTCTTTTGAATATCGCCAGCTACGTAATAAAATGATTGCTGGTTTAGCCGTCATTGCTGATTTAACAGAACGTCCAGCGGCGGCCGGATCGCAGGAATACCAGAGAGGTGTGCGAGAGGGTTATCGCCGCGCAAGCGATATCGCTGCCACGTTTCTTGAAGACATCGACGGCGAGGTTTAAATATGGAACCGAAAAGCGTAGTCGATCAGCTTGGGGACTTAAATCCAGAAGCGTATTTTTTCGACAATATGGCGTCGGCGCTTGTGGGGTTGGGCTATATCGGTCATCGGGACCCGGTAGCCGTGTATAGCCGCGCCAAAATCTACGAAAAACTGGCTGCCGATGGTTTGTCAGCAGAAGACGTAGAAGAGTATTTCTCCAGCAAATTTGTCGGTCTTTGGGCCGGCGAGCACACACCTGTTATCCTTGATGACTTAACGGAGTAATAAATTCAGTGGCTACGCTTGTAGAAAACACGCCCAATCACATTCAGTTTGTAAACGCTGTTTCTGGTTTAAAAGATGCGCCTACATTGTCCGTACAATCAGGTGACTGGGAGGCTGGTGATTACGTTGAAAGCGGCGTGGTTTTCGACACGCTCGGCGAGCAGGCGCCAATATTGACCGCGGCTGACGCGCGTAAATTGGCCAAATGGCTAACTCGCGCGGCTGATGCGCTAGAGGGCGTAAAAAATTCAGACAAGAAAAACAAAACGCGCCATCGTTACGAAGAAGACGATGACGACGATATAAACGATTACAAACGGTGACTAAGATATGGCCAACAAGAAAATCTCTGAGCTTCCGCTTAAGTCAACCCCCGGCGCAAATGACATCCTTCCGCTTGTCGATACGGCTACGCAGCCGTTTCAAACTAAACGCACCACGCTCGGCGCGATAGCAGCCGCTATAGGCGGCGGGGGTGGCGGTTCAGGCGCCACAGGCCCGCAAGGCGCTACAGGCCCTCAAGGCGCCACTGGACCACAGGGCGCTACAGGCCCAAGCGGCGCAGGCGCTACAGGCCCTCAAGGTGTAGCAGGCGCTACTGGCCCGCAAGGCCCGGCCGGCGTTGAGGGGCCGCAACAAGTATTTACTTACGCGACTGCGGAGTCTTTTCCGCTTACCGGCAACACAGAAACTTTCTATATCGACGCGGCGGAAAGTCGTATCTACGTTTGGCGCGACACCGCGTATGTAGAAGTTATTGGACAGGCCGGACCACCGGGCGCCGATGGTGTTGGCTTAATAGTCGCCGGCGACGGCGACGGTAGTCTCGTGGGTCTTGGCGCCGAAAATACCAACAGCGCCACATCAGACTACAGCGTTGTTGTAGGCGGCAAGGATAACACCGCTGACGGCGAATATTCCAGTATTCTCGGCGGCCGCAACAATGATATCAACGAGCAAACCAACGCGCACATTGTTGGTTCGGATATCGTCGCATATGGGCAAGACGCCACTTTTGTAAATAACTTGGTGGTCGCGGGTATCCCTGACCCCGAGAACGAAGGCGAGTTTATTAATGGCGGGATCGCGCTCCGCAACTTTTCGGGTATTGGCGTCGGCGCGTTTGACAACATGACTAGCGGCCAGAACGGCATTTCGCTCATCTGCACCGCCGGTTACGAGTTGAACTGGCAGGGCGGTAGGCTGCGCAAAGTAAACCTTGGCGACACAGACGGCCTGCCGCAGCCGATCTATGTTGATTCGCCGCTGTGGTTTCCGGGCGAAGGCGAAAGCAACATGGAGATCAGTTCCGCGGGGCTGCTGTTCCCCGACGGCACGACGCAAAATACCGCAGCGATTACTTCCGTAGACGGCGGATATGTTGCAACTTACTACTTTTCTACCGGTAATTTAAGCACGCTTGCCAACTGGACAGACGATTACGATCAAGCCGCTACCACACTCCCGACCGCAGACGACTTTGTTGTTATTTCTGGCGCGGCATCTGCTGGTTCCGTAACCGCGCTTACTGGTGTAATTTTGTCTGGCACATTTGCCGGCACTATTACGGCTGATAATGTTTACGTTAAAAATGATGTCGTTGTCACTGGAACCATAAATTGTTCTGAACTTGCTATTTTTTCCGACACGGCGACCAATCAAGGAAACACAGTTAATGGCGATGCAAAGTTTATGTATCTGACCGCGGCCGATAGCGAACAGTACGGCAACGGCTATGTGGTAGATGAAACGGGTTACGCCAACGGTAACGTAACGGGCGACACGCTAGACTCAGCCGGCGAAGAAATTTTAACTTGGGTATTTGACGGTACAAATTTGCTGGGCACTGTCAAAGGCAATGCAATTTTTATTAACACCGCCTACAAGACAGGCGACGTAATTGGCAACGCGACATTCTTGGGCAGTTCGCGTGATGACGGCGGCACGATATCCGGCACAGCCACGTACAGTAGTGATGTCACTGGTTGGATTGATGATGCCTATTGGTACATTAATGGTCGCCGCACGGGATTAAACGCGTCCGGCACTGGTTATTGGAATGAGTCTTACTGGGTCGCCAGCGTTGAAACCGATTTGCCAGAATCAGGCACCGGCTTTTGGAGCGGCGCTTACTACATCGCCGGCGCACTTACTGACCTTGATTCAGACGGCAACGGCTGCTGGGAAGGCGACCTTTATGACAACGGTGTAGAAGTCGACCTCACGGCTTATACCGGCTACAACCCCTGTAATTTTATTTACTACATCGCCGGAGTAGTCACTGACCTTGATCCAGACGGCAACGGCTGTTGGAACAACGTGGCTTACACTGCTGGCGTTGCAGATTTTGATCTGACAACCTACACCGGCTACAACTCCTGTGACGACATTTACTACATCGCCGGAGTAGGCACTTACCTTGATTCAGGCGGCAACGGCTGTTGGAACGCCGTGGCTTACACTGCTGGCGTTGCAGATTTTGATCTGACAACCTACACCGGCTACAACTCCTGTGACAACATTTACTACATCGCAGGCGTAGGCACTGGCCTTGATCCAGACGGCAACGGCTGTATAGATAACAAATATTACGTCAACGGCGCAGTTTCGTTTGACCCCGCCACTGACACCGGCTACAACTCCTGTGATTCTACTTACTACGTCGCCGGCGCGGCCACAACTCTTGATCAAGACGGCAACGGCTGCTGGAGCAACATAGAGTACACTGCCGGCGTTGCAGATTTTGACCCCGCGACTTACACCGGCTACAACTCCTGTGACAACATTTACTACATCGCAGGCGTAGGCACTGACCTTGATTCAGACGGCAATGGCTGCTGGAACAATGTGGCTTACACTGCCGGCGTTGCAGATTTTGATCTGACAACCTACACCGGCTACAACTCCTGTGATTCTACTTACTACGTCGCCGGCTCGGCCACAACTCTTGATCAAGACGGCAACGGCTGCTGGAACGACGAACTATATGTTAGCGGCGCGACAGACGGTGATCCATGCCCGTAAAATTACAGCGTACTTGTGTATATACGAAGAGAACAACATATGAGCACTGAAATTAAAATACGCCGCGGCTCGGCCATATATTTTTCTACTACAAACCCGGTGCTTTCTGACGGGGAACCAGCGCTAGAAATAGACACCGGAAAAATAAAGTATGGCGACGGCTCAACAGCGTGGAACTCGCTGGCTTATTTTTCTTTGCCTGCCGCGAACGTCTCTGGTTTAAGCGAGGCCGCGTCGGCCGCTGCGCCTGTACAGTCTGTTAACTCACAAACAGATGACGTTTTTCTAACTATAGACAACATTCCAAAATCAGATTTTGATAATTGGAGTATTAATAGTTTAAATTTTGACAGCGTCTACGGCAGTCGCCCCTTTCCGGTTTTTGCGGCAGGCAAATTTTATTGTTTTGCTCACGGTACAATTTTTGCCAGCGCCGACGGTAGAAATTGGACATCTGCCGCAACGCCGGTGATTGGGCAAGGTACTAATTTTTATGTTGCTTACGGCAACGGCATATTTGTTTTAATATCGCTTGCTCAAGGTGGTTCTTTTTCAAATTTACACACAAGCCCCGACGGCAGTACATGGACTCAACGTCCTGTTCCTAGTGGTTTAGTGTTTTCAACTTGGCCTTTTAGTTACGCCGCTCAAGGTCGGGGCAGTCCTGTGAATTTTGTAAATGATCGTTTTGTATTGCTCGGTTTTGACGGAAATAATGCCGCTAAAAGCGCCGTGAGCACAGACGGATTAAATTGGACTGTTAGTTCTGGTTTTTTGCCGACAATCGCTGGCGGCTGGTGGAGCGGATTAGCATATGGCGCTGGCTTGTATGTTGCTGTTGCCGCATACAGCGACACTAAATACGCTACAAGTCCTGATGGTTTGAACTGGACAGAACGCAATTCGCTACCGACAATATTAACAGGGCCAGCCGGGCTACAAAATATCGCATTTGGCAATGATTGTTTTGTTGTTACTAATCCTCAAGGACAAGCACGTATTGGTAGAAGTGTAGATGGAATAAATTGGACATTAATAGTGCCTCAATCGGAATTTGACGGCGTAATAAGCGTTCGCTATGTAGATAATTATTTTGTATTTTTTGGTAACTACGGAAAAGTCTTTACAAGCACAGACGCAACAACATTTGCACAAAAAACCAGCATCCCCGGCGCAAGTACGAGTTTTATTAGATCCGCACACGGTAACGGAACGCTTTTAATCAGCAATGGCCAAGGGTCGGGGGTTGCCGTAAGTGACGATAAAATTATTACCGTCGCGAGAGACATTGTTTTCAACTCTTTTGGCACCGGCGCGAATCAGTTTTGTCAGGGCAACGATTCGCGACTATCTGATGCTAGAAATCCGCTGGCGACCGCCTCTTCGACCGCGCACGGCAACTCAGGATCAAGCCGCACGCTGTCGGCTACGTCGGCGGTACAGACATGTTCGCTCAGCGCTAATTGCACCTTCGCGATGCCGACAGCATCAGCGTCAGCCTTTGTGCTTATTTTGACTCAAACTGGTTCTTTCACTGCCACGTTTACAGGCGTGCGCTGGCCAGGCAACGCAGCGCCGACAATTACAACTGGGGCAAATAAAATCGACATTATTCGTTTTGTGTCAAACGGCACAAATTGGTACGGCCAGATCACGCAAAATTACAACGTTTAATTGAGACTACAATGGCTACAACTTATAGTTACACAGTAGAGCCGGACACTTTTTACGTGCACATTTACGTTAGCACGCAGTCGGCGCCGGTTATCTATCAGCCCGTGGGGCCAGACGGCAATCCGTGGCCGGATCAGGCTAGCGCGGAAGCGTGGGCCGCGGCATACGTCGCCGAACAAACGGCGTTGCTGCCCGTTGAAGACGAAACAGATAATACGAATTCGCCTAGTGGGCCGGAGATGTAAATTTTATGAGTTTTCCCGCTAATCCTACACTCGGCCAGCAGCACGTTTTAAACGGTCGAACCTATACGTGGTCCGGGTTTGTTTGGAATGTTTATCTGCCGCCGCTTTTAGCCGGCCCGACTGGCGCCACAGGACCACAAGGTTTAACCGGCGCTACAGGGCCGCAAGGTAATACTGGCCAAACCGGCGTTGTTGGCCCGTCAGGCGCTACAGGCCCGCAAGGCACGCCGGGTCCGGCCGGCTCTCAGGGGCCCGGCATTGTTATCGAGGGTATCGTTGCCGCATGGCCCCCAACGGCGAGCCCAACAGCCGGTGACGTTTGGATATTTAATGGTTCAATTCCATCTGGTTCTCCAGTCGGCGCTACGGCTGGTGACGGCGTTGTGTGGACGGGTGACGCGTGGGTATATCTGGGGCCGATTCGCGGACCACAGGGAGCTACTGGCGCGCAGGGATCAACGGGCCCACAAGGGCTTGTCGGACAAACTGGCGCGCATGGCCCAAGCGGGGTCACGGGACCCTCCGGCGCGACTGGGCCGCAGGGTGTAACAGGTGCGGCAGGTCCGCAGGGGTCTACTGGAGTTGTTGGCGCGACCGGTCCCGCCGGCCCGCAGGGCGCAACGGGTCTGTCAGGTTCGGGTAGCAGTGTAGTTGTGACGCTTTCTTCCGCGGCCACATTAACGACTGACGCCTCGGCCGGCGACATTTTTAATTTGACGCTTACCGGCAACGTTACGCTTGCGAATCCGATAAATCCTGTTGACGGTAAAACAGTTCGTTGGCGTTTAAAGCAAGACGCAACTGGCAATCGAATTATTACGCTGGGTAATAAATTCAACGTCGCATCGTCGGCGACTGTTCCGTTACCGTTCAGCACGACTGCAAATAAAATGGACGTACTTGCCGCGACCTACGACGCCAGCCGCGACGTTTGGGACGTCGTTGCGCTCTTGCTTGGTTATTGATGCGCGGCTAAATCGGAGGCCCGCATGTCGATTAATAAAACAATTATTCCAGCAAGAATGCACGCGGCTGTTATTAGTCGCTTAAACGGCAAAACTGCGGCTACCGCAAAACCGGTGTACAGTTCGCAAGATCCCTACGGTCCAAACGGCGGCACTTTTATCCGCAACTCAAATTGCTGGATTAACGGCATCACCAACATTTCTTGTTTTTCGCCGGCGCAACTAAGCGGCGCAAACTGGCGCGTTACAGCCGGGACGTTAATCACGCCAAAGCACGTATTGTTTGCGCGGCACTTTATCCCTGCGATTATTAGTGGCGGAACGCCGCTGATATTTGTTGACGAAAACAATAACGTTGTTCGTAGAAAATTAATTCAAATAACATCTGCCGGACATACCGATATCTCGGTTGGTTTGCTTGAGTCCGACGTATCGCCAAACATAAAAATTGCCAAAGTTTTGCCTAAGAATTACAGCGATTTTATTGATTTTTATTCTGTACCGGTCGTGTACGGTGTAGGTCTCGATCAACAAGAAAAAGCATTAGTGTTTAGTTTATCGCAAATTTCAACCTCGTTTAACGTAAATGTTGGTGAAAATATTCCTGCCCCTTACCGAGATTTTTCAGAAGGTCTTATTGCTGGAGATTCTGGAAATCCCGCTTTTCTTATCGTCAATAACGAACTTGTAGTCATGACAACTTGGTGGACGGGCGGCGCATATGGCGGTGGCGGGCCATTTGTGTCCAATACGCAAAACTACGACGCAATTAACCAGTTAATAAACGACTTGTCGCCCGCTGAGGGTTATTCGTTAACTGATGTCGATTTGACGGCTGCCGCGACAGAGCGCCAGCTGTACTTTAACGAAACTGTGGATTCAAACTGGACGACTCTTGGTAATTGGTTTCAGGACAGCAATTTCACTACGCCGGCCGGCACACTTCCGTCCGTATTTGACACGCCAATCTTGCCGTGGGCTAAAAGCGTGCATCGCGTTATTGGCGGCAGCGGTGTTTTAAGCGGCTTTTAGACGTTTTTGCGCGGTGGATCAGGCCGGCAAAATGTGCTATTTTATAGAGCGCACCTAAGCTCGCGAGAATAGCTCATGGCCAAGAAACGTATATCTGACCTGCCGCTAAAGGATACGCCAGCCCGCGAAGACTTGGTAGCGATTGTCGATCAGCAATCGTCTACGCCCACTACGAAAAAAACTACGATTGGGCGTATTCTCGATTTGTTACAAGCTGTTTTGTGGTCGCAACGTGGTGCAGCCGGCGGCGTTGCTTCTTTAGATTCAGCTGGAAAAATCCCGCTCAACCAGCTGCCGACTGAGGGTTTAGTTGTCGGCGCCAGTGGCGCCCGTGGCGCTACCGGGCCGCGAGGTATTACTGGCGCGACAGGGTTGGCTGGACCAACGGGGCCTACTGGTGTGATGGGGCCTTTTGGGGCCACCGGATCAACTGGCCCCGGCGGTAATAGGGGTCAAACGGGTTCAACCGGCGCTACTGGTTTTCCCGGACCTACAGGCTCTACTGGGCCGCAAGGTGTTAGTGGTTTGCAGGGCGTCGCTGGGCCAAGTGGCGCTACGGGCCCGCAAGGCTCTACCGGCGTTAGCGGAATTACAGGCGCAACCGGCCCGCAAGGTGTGACGGGCCCGCAAGGTTCTACAGGCCCGCAAGGCGCTATCGGGCAAACGGGCGTTCAAGGTCCGTTTGGTCCGGCCGGCGCTACAGGTTTAACAGGGGCAACAGGCGCAAGCGGCACGATTGGTGCAACTGGAATAACAGGCGCGACCGGCGCCACAGGACCTATCGGCTTGCAGGGTCTAACAGGCGATCCAGGCCCCACTGGACCCCAAGGTCCGACAGGGCCGTCTGGCGACACAGGACCGGCTGGCGAGACCGGACTACAGGGCGCCACTGGCGTGCCGCCCTCTTTTGACTACCGCGGTTTGTGGGACAACGCGACAACTTATTACGTCGGCGATCTTGTCGAGCACACCGAGCAAATTTTTCCCGACCCAGCGTTAAACGAAGCTGCGATTTATTTGTGTTTAAACGACAATAGCGGAACCGGTTTAACGGGTTGGGAGCCGGGCAGCGTTTCTTCGCCCATGCGTTGGGTGCGGATGAGCTATAAAGGCGCGACAGGCGTTACAGGCCCTTCCGGATTATCAGGCGTAGATGGTGTAGATGGCGTTACCGGACCTACTGGGCCGCAGGGTGCGCAAGGTGAAACCGGTTTTACTGGCGCAACCGGTCCGCGCGGAGCAAGCGGATTTGACGGCGTGACCGGGGCGACTGGTCCGCAAGGTGATGTTGGTCCAGAGGGTCAACCGGGCGCTACGGGCCCGCAGGGTCCCGCGGGCGTGAACGGCGCTGAAGGCCCCGCGGGTGAAAAAGGTCAAACAGGCGATATAGGACCAACAGGTCCAGCCGGAGAAACAGGGCCAGCTGGCGCCGTGGGCGTTACTGGTCAAACAGGGCCGTCTGGTCCTACCGGGCCTACTGGTCAAACAGGTCAGACTGGTGATTTCGGTGCCACTGGTCCTACTGGTCCGAGCGGCGCAACTGGCTCTTCTGGTCCTACGGGCCCGACTGGCGCAACTGGCGCTACCGGCCCGTCAGGACCCACCGGGCCGCGAGGATTTTCTGGGCCAATTGGTGCGCAAGGTCCCGCCGGCGGCTTGGGTTTAACTGGCGAAACAGGTCCCACAGGCCCGACAGGTCAAACTGGAGATTTTGGTTCAACTGGCCCAACAGGACCAACAGGGCCGTCTGGTCCGACAGGCCCCACAGGTGACACGGGACCAACCGGCGACTTTGGGGCTACAGGACCTACTGGTCCGACTGGCGCAACTGGCGCTACTGGGCCCTCTGGTCCAACTGGCCCATCAGGTCAAAGAGGCCTTACGGGCGATTTTGGTGCGACAGGTTCGACCGGCCCTTCAGGGGTTACCGGTCAAACTGGTCCGTCAGGCCCTCCCGGGCAGTCTGGTTTGTCTGGTCCGACCGGCCCTATTGGCCTGAGCGGCTTAACAGG